ACTCAGCCCCAGGATTCCAAGGATTTGAAGAAGCATTAGATATTAATGTTCCTCAAAAAGTATTTGATTATGTTAAAATTAGATGTGGAGTGTGAATTCAAATGACAACAATCCCAACTTGGATAGGTATTCTTCTCCTTACACTTTACTGGGGAGCGATGACTGGTATGGTCATAAATGCTTACATGTATTATAATGTAGAAACTATTGAGGTATTATCATGATGGATGTAAAAGTTGTTCGTATGAACACAGGTGAGGATATCATCTTCAACCTCCTGGAAGATAACGAGAAGTTCTTGAAGATTGAGAATGTGTTGGTGGCAGGTCCATCAGCTACTGGATCAATTGGTTTTGGTCCTTGGGCACCACTGGTCAAGGATGGTGATCCTATTGAACTTAATGTAGACTATATCTGCTACATTGCAGACCCTCAGATCGAGGTAGCTGAGAATTATCAAAAGATCTTCTCTAAGATTGAAACCCCTAGCAAGAAACTGATCCTATGAAAAAACTTATTGTATTGTTGGCTCTCCCTTTCCTCCCACTTAGTGTTGAGGCAGGTAGTAGAACCTATCAACCTGGTTACTCCCAGGAACAAACCTGTTATGAGAATGTATATCGTGAAGAGTACATCCCTGGTACTGCTGCCAATCCTGGTAGGGTAGTATCTCGTAGGGAACGTATTGAAGTCGCCTGTCAGAATCAAACCACTTACACCACCCCTACTCCGACCTATGACACCCCGAACGTTGATGACAATAGTTGTGTTGAAGGTAGTATTATTGGCGGTCTTCTTGGGGGCGGTCTGGGCGCCGCTCTTAGCCAGGGTGACGGGCGCTGGTGGGCAATCCCCACTGGGATAGCTGGTGGTGCTATGGTAGGATGTCAAGTTGATGGAGGTTGATATTGGAACTCAAAGATTGGTTGAACTCCCTTAATTTTACTAAAGACAATCTTATTGAGGAGGATCCCACTATCATCAGTGAGTATCCTCCCTTCATTATCAATCGTTGTATGTCGGGGCACATGGATTCTGTTCTGTTTGCCAATGAGATGAACAAGTATCATTCATTAGATAAAGATATGCAATATTCTTTTTATCTAAATATATTGAGAAAAAGGAAGAGATTCTCTCCTTGGATCAAAAAAGGTAAGGACTCAGATCTAGAGTATGTGAAACGTTATTATGGTTATAATAATGAGAAAGCAGCTCAAGCCTTGAAGATTTTATCTAATGAACAACTTGATTTTATCAAACAACGACTTGAAACTGGTGGCAAAAAATGACGCAGACGACTGAACCTCAGGTCAATTGGTCGCAAGATCAAATGATCGAAGTGAAACTCAATGAGCCTGATGACTTCCTTAAGGTAAGAGAGACTCTGACTCGTATTGGTGTGGCTTCTAGGAAAGAGAAGAAGCTTTATCAGTCATGTCACATTCTTCACAAACAAGGTAAGTATTACATCGTTCACTTCAAAGAGTTGTTTGCTCTTGATGGTAAGTATGCTAATATCACCATCAATGATGTTCAGCGTCGTAATCGTATCACCCGCCTCCTGGTAGACTGGGGACTGATTGATGTGGTCAATGAGGAAGCCATCCTTGACATTGCACCACTCAACCAGATTAAGGTTCTCCCCTACAGAGACAAGGGAGAGTGGACTTTGGAACAGAAGTACAACATTGGTAAGAAGACTAAAGTAGAGGAAACCCCACAGTAAAGAAGGGTTTCCCTCCTACCAAAAAATGAGTGAAGTGTTATAATTAGTGTGTGGTTGCCGAACGGGATCACAACTATACTCGCTTAATAGGAGAACCAAATGTCTTTACTTCAAAGATACAATACTGCAAACATCAACCAACTGATGGAGCGTATCCAAAGGAACGCTATCGGTTTGGATAGTTACTTTGACAACATTCTTGGCACTGAAGTTGTAAACTATCCCCCTTATAACCTCATCGCTGTTACTGAAGATGAGTCACGTTTAGAACTCGCACTGGCAGGATTCAGTGAGAAAGAAGTATCTGTGTATACTGAACGTGGTAAATTGGTTATTCAAGGAAACAAAGAAGATAAAGGAGATGTAACCTACTATCATCGTGGGTTGGCTCAACGTTCATTCACTAGAGAGTGGACTATCTCTGATGATACTGAGGTAGGTAATGTTGAGTTTGTTGATGGTCTTCTCTCTGTCACTCTGAAGAAAATTGTTCCAGAGTCTCATCAGAAGAAGTTCTATCTTGGTGGCTGATATATAGTAAGACTATTGTCGCTGATAGGGGTTCAATGGCAAAATCCATTGACACCCCCCTTTTTCTGCATTATAATAAGTAAAAAAACTATGACTATCAAACTACTGCTATTGAAGTCTGGAGAGGAAGTCATCTCAGATGTCAAAGAAATGGTTGTTGAAGAGAAGGTTGTTGGATATATCCTCCACTACCCAGCTCGTGCTAGAATCATTAGTGATAATGGTTTTAGGGATGGGATGACTAATTCTCCACACAAACTTCAACTCATGCCATGGATGCCCATGAGTAAAGATAAGGTCATCCCCATTGTGTCTGACTGGGTTATCAGTATCACAGAACCCGTTGATCAATTAGTTGAAATGTACAAAAAAGGAATTGAAGATCATGAAATTGGAAAATCTACAAGTTCTGATTCTGACGAACGAGAAAGTGATTCTGACTCAGATTGAGGAAGTGTCTAGTGAGTTGGGATCACCTGATTGTAAACTCACTGAACCTTTTGAGTTGATGGAAGACGGGACACTAGTGCCGTGGTTGTTGAATGTTACAACACAAAACACTTTCATGATTCACTCCGACAAGATCTTGACTATTGTTGAACCCAATAGTAAGATGGTGAAGAAGTATAAGGAGCTCGTAGAGGCAGAATGAGGTTTTACACAAACATCCAGATGGTTGGAAACAATTTTCTGGTTCGTGGTTACGAGAATGGTAAGTCTGTCATCTTCAAAGAAGAGTATTCTCCGACTCTATTTGTAAAATCTAAAAAACCATCTAAGTACAAGACCCTGGCAGGTGAAAACGTCGAACCTATCCAACCGGGTCTTGTACGAGACTGCAGAGAGTTCTATAAAAAGTATCAAGATGTAGAAGGTTTTGAGATCTATGGTAATGATAGATACGTCTATCAATATATTTCTGATAAGTATCCTGAAGATGAAATTAAGTTTGACATCTCAAAGATTGGACTCTTCACAATGGACATCGAGGTTCAGGCAGAACATGGATTCCCTGACCCAGACTCTTGTTCAGAAGAGATGCTCACTATCTCGTTACAAGAGGCGTCTACAAAGAGAATTTTTACTTGGGGTAGGAAACCTTATACACCATCTCAAGACAATGTAACCTACTTCTACTTTGAACATGAAGTAGACATGTTGAATGCATTCCTTGACTGGTGGAATAAAAATCCCCCTGAGGTTATCACAGGGTGGAATGTGAGGTTGTATGATATTCCATACCTATGTGGTCGTATTGACCGCATCATGGGTTCTAAGAAATTGAGAATGTTGTCCCCCTGGACTCTGGTCTCTCATGAGGATACCTACATCAATGGTCGTAAGTTCAACGTCTATGACATCGCAGGTGTGACCACCCTTGACTACCTGGACCTGTATAAAAAGTTCACTTACAAGAACCAAGAGAGTTATCGACTGGACTACATCGCTGAGGTAGAACTGGGACAGAAGAAGTTGGACCACTCTGAGTTCGATACCTTCCGTGACTTCTATCGTGGTAACTGGAAGAAGTTCGTTGACTACAACATCGTTGACGTGGAACTTGTTGACCGATTGGAAGACAAGATGAAACTGATTGAGTTGGTCATGACTATGGCTTATGACGCCAAGGTTAACTTTGTGGACCCCATGTATCAGGTAAGGATGTGGGATACTATCATTTACAACTACCTAAAGAAGAGGAATATTGTTATTCCTCCCAAGGATAGAAGTGATAAGAGTGACAAGTTTGCAGGTGCCTATGTGAAGGAACCTGTTCCTGGTGTCTATGATTATGTGGTATCATTTGACTTGAACTCCCTGTATCCCCACCTGATGATGCAATACAACATCTCACCAGAAACCCTGGTAGAGGAGAGACACCCATCTGTGACTATTGATAAGGTTTTGAATCAGGAACTCACCTTTGAAATGTATAGTGACTATGCTGTATGTGCCAATGGTGCTATGTTCAGGAAGGATGTGAAAGGATTCATGCCTGAACTGATGGAGAAGATGTACGCTGACCGAAAGGTCTTCAAAGGTAAGATGTTGGACTCTAAACAGAAGTTGGTTGATATCGAAGCTGAAATTAAGAAGAGGGGATTGTAATGGGCTATTTGATTGGTGGAGCAGGTGAAGAAAAGGAACAGGATATAGTTGTATCTGGAAGTGACTACAGTAAACTTTCAGACACACAACTACTTCGTTTGCGTGATCAAACTGTAAAAGATATCGCAAAGTATAATAACTTTCAGATGGCAAGAAAGATTGCTCTTAACTCCTGTTATGGTGCAATTGGTAACCAATATTTCAGATATTATAAACTTGCAAACGCTGAAGCCATCACGCTTTCTGGTCAGGTTTCTATCCGTTGGATTGAGAATCGTGTGAATGGATACCTAAATAAACTCTTGTCAACCGAAGATACCGATTATGTTATCGCATCTGACACTGACTCCATCTATATTAACTTTGGACCTATTGTTAATAAATTTCTTAGTAATAAGTCTGGCGACAAAGCAACAGTTGTGGGGTTACTTGACAAGATCTGCCAAGAGAAACTGGAACCTTTTATCGAACGTTCATATCAAGAGCTGGCGACGTTCGTTAACGCGTACTCACAAAAAATGCAAATGAAGCGAGAGAACATCGCTGATCGTGGCATCTGGACAGCCAAAAAGCGATACATTCTCAACGTGTGGGATAGTGAAGGGGTTCGATATGAAGAACCCAAACTCAAGATCATGGGTATTGAAGCAGTGAAATCTTCTACTCCTGCCCCGTGTAGGACGATGATTAAGGATGCCCTGAAACTGATGATGAATGGGACTGAGGATGATGTGATTGACTACATTGAAGAGTGTAGAACTAAGTTCAGAAAGATGCCACCAGAGGATATTGCATTCCCTCGATCAGTATCTGATGTGAACAAACATAAGTCTCACTCTTCTATCTACGCGAAAGGTGCCCCCATCCATGTGAGAGGAGCACTCCTATATAACCATTACATCAAAGAGAAAGGGTTGGATAATAAGTATTCAACTATCAACAATGGTGAAAAGATTAAGTTCATTTATCTCAAGAAGGCTAACCCCATTAGAGAGAATGTAATCTCTTTCATCTCTGATTTTCCTAGGGAGATTGGGGTTGACAAATACATTGATTACGACCTACAATTTAACAAAGCCTTCCTAGACCCACTCAAAGTAATCCTTGATGCTATTGGTTGGAATGTAGAGAAAACTGTAAACCTTGAGTTGTTTTTTGGATAATGGATTTCCTTAAAGAAATTGTAAAAGAGATTGGTAATGAGTATACACAACTCGCCTCAGACATCGACGAATCAGAATCCTATGTGGACACGGGTTCGTACATTTTTAACGGACTTGTATCAGGTAGTATTTTTGGGGGTGTATCTGGTAACAAGATTACTGCCAT